TCAAAATGATATGGTTTGGTATTTGAATTCAACCGGTAGTGGATATGGTGATGGTGATCAAGATGCTCAAGAAGTTATTGAGCACGTATTCCATACACTACATATGCATGGTTTACCTGCAGATGATATATCACTATATTCTTATTTGGATTCTAATTGGGCCACCAGTGATTTATATGCAGCAATGGAAGAAGCCTATGATGCAGGCAAGTGGGATCCATCTGGTTATGGCGGCAATGCTTTTAAAACTGACGCTGATGCATTTGAAGTAGCAGCAAAAGAATATTTGTATCTGCTTAACTTCTGTATGTTTGAATATACAAGTCTTTGGGATGGAGGAAGCCTCGCTCCCGAATGGACAGATGATATGCGTACCCAAGCTGGCATTCAAACAAATAACCCATTAGGCTATGCTTTCCATAATACTTGGATTGCTCCAGTTATTAGTAAGCCATCAATTGCTACTATTCAAAGCATATTTCAAGATGGTAACACGCCAGCCCAGGACGATCCCAGACTTGCTGGGGATCCAGGATACGTTGTAGATTTTCCACTTCCAGGATTTGAGTTGCCCATAACCTCTCTAATTGATAGTGACTATGTACAGCTGCGTGTTCCCACCAATCAGTATATTACTCTCGCTGACCTTAAACTTGTTGTCGATTCAAGTCTTGATTTTGCCGACTTTAAGACGAGAATTGCTGCTCTATAACGCTACATAAAAGATATAAATAATGGTAATTAAGAGGATAATTGAATGACTCGTCAGAATATATCAAATGGTACCTTTGCTAATGACGGTACCGGAGATACGCTTAGACAAGCTAGCCAAAAGATTAATGAAAACTTCATCGAGTTGTACACAAAACTTGGTGGAGATAGTGACGTTTTATCAGGAGAAATATCTGTAACCTCTAGCGGTATTTCTTTTGAAGGTGAAACTGATGACACTAACGAAACACTTTTAAAAGCCAGAGATGCTTCTCAGGATAATAATATCTTTTTGCCAAATACTTCTGGTAATATAGTTATTGACTCTGCTTCGCAAACTCTTTTAAATAAGACGCTAACTAGTCCAGTTTTAACAACTCCACAAATCAATGATACTTCTGCAGATCATAAATATGTGTTTGCGGTATCGGAGCTAGCTGCAAATAGAAATATTACTTTGCCTTTATTGGCAGCAGATGATGAATTTGTTTTTAAAACCCATGCGGCTACTCTTACAAATAAAACTTTAACATCACCTAATATCACAGGACCTAATATCACAGGTTCAATTAACGATGCTAACGGCGCTGAACTTATTAGATTAACTTCAACTGCGTCAGCCGTTAATGAAATATCTGTTATTAATGCCGCGACTGGAAGTTCACCTTCTATTAATACTGCAGGTACAGATACAAATATTAATTTAATCGTCTCTGGTAAGGGTACTGGTTCAGTATCAATATCTAAAGCTGCATACGAATCATCTACAATTACGGCCACTGGAGCTGCATCTGAAACATCTTCTTATATCATTTGTAATTCAGGTACTGCGATCGCAGTATCAATAGCGGCTGGTACTATTTCTGGCGAATATAAAGTTGTCACAAATAAGGGTGCAGGTACCGCTACTATTACGCCATCTAGTTTTGGTCCAGGTACAAGCGTTGCTTTAGACAATAACGAAGGATGTACAATGATTTGGGATGGAACTAATTGGCAGTTAATCGGTAACTATGGCGGAACAGTGAGCTAAGGAATCTAAAATGGTTGCAATTATTACAAATAAATTTAAAAGACAAATTCTAAACGATCTATTTACAGATGTTACGGATTCAGCCGAAACATACTATGTTGCTATCGGCAGATCACAGGATTGGAATGCAACTGATATTGCTCCAACTCCTTTGAACACTGATAAAGCCGTACGTGATTTTAGAGTGAATATGCAGGCTATGAAGAAGGGCGAAGACGTTTCATATGTTGTTCCTCGCTATAACTGGTCATCTGGTACAATTTATTCTGGATATGATGATAATATTCAGGGATATCCTTCTAATGCATATTACGTTATGACAGATGAACTTGCTGTTTACATTTGTTTACAGCAGGGTAGAGATACACAAGGCAATGCGGTTACGTCTACAGTTAAACCTACTGGCACTCTTACGAGACCCTTTGACACTGCAGATGGTTATGTATGGAAATATCTGTACGGTCAAACGGCTTTGAGATCTACTAAGTTTACTTCAGCTAACTATATTCCAATTCAATTTATTGATTCTGCAGACGCCACTGATCCAGCTCTAGAACAGGAGCAATATTCTATTCAGAATGCTGCTAATCCGGGTGAAGTAGTTGCGGTCAAATTAAACAATGGTGGAACAGGTTATACTTCAGCTCCCACTATTTCATTTACTGGTAACGGAACTAAAGCTCCTAAAGCAACTGCAACAGTATTTAACGGAGCAGTAGTTAAAGTTGAAATGCAAGATTCTGGTTCAGGTAAAGCTTACGGTGCCGGGTATGCATATGCATCAGTATCATTCTCGGGTGGAGGCGGATCAGGAGCTGTTGCTCGAACCGTATTAGCACCTGCAGGTGGTATTGGCGCTGACCCAAGAGATGATCTAAGATCGACGGCTCTTATGTTCAATACTAAACTGACCGGAGATGAAGACAACGCTTTAATCACAAGTAACGATTTTAGACAAATCGGAATTATAAAAAACCCATACGAAACCGATTCAGCTGCAGACGGTGCATTATATACAGGTACTGCTGGTAATGTATTAAATAAGTTGAAGTTTAGTTCTATCGCAGCAAACTTTAGCGAAGATAAAACAATTCTTGGATCCACTTCTGCTGCAAGGGGTTATATCGATAAATTCGATTCAAATTATGTTTGGTATCATCAGACTGATTCTACAGGATATTTCACGTTTATTGAAGGTGAAACTATTACCGAAACTGATGGTAATGGTGAAGGTATTTTAGATTCTGCTTCTATTGACGGCGATGATGATGCATTTACCAAATCTACAGTTAAACCGTTTACCGGAGATTTATTATATGTAGATAATAGAGCGGCTATCGAAAGAGACCCGAACCAAACCGAAGATATTAAAGTTATTATTCAGCTGTAAGGCAATTAAATGGCAAACAGATTTACAGAGAATCTCTTTAGCAATACGTATAAAGATGATTATAAAGACAGTGACAATTACTATAGAGTATTGTTTAACGCTGGTAAAGCTCTTCAAGCAAGAGAGCTTACCCAGATGCAAACTATTATTCAAAAAGAGATTGAGCGCTTTGGACGTAATATTTTTAAAGAAGGCGCTTCCGTAAATCCAGGCGGACCGACACTAAATACCAGATATGAATTTATTAAACTCGATACGACAACAAATACGCTTCCCGTTGATACTACCGCAATCGTGGGAGATGAGTTTACTGGCCAAGATTCAACCTTTAAGTTTATAGTATTAGAAGTAGTTGCGGCTACCGCTAGCGATCCGGCAACATTATATGTAAGATATACAGATACACTTAACGCAACAACGTTCGATACTTCAAGAACAGTAACTGCAAGTGAAGATGTTGTAGGAACAAATTCTGGTGTTACTCTTACAGTACAGGCAACTGATACTGTTGTAAATCCTGCTACAGGATTTGGTTCTCGTATTTCGATCGAAAAGGGTGATTTCTTTGTACAAGGACATTTTGTTTTTGTAGCTAAACAATCTAAAATTATCAGTAAATATACATCTTTGCCTACTGTAACAGTTGGGTTTAAGATAACTCAAGACATTGTTTCTTCTACAGACGCTGAAGCATTATATGATAATCAGGGAGCTACTCCTAATACCTCAGCTCCTGGAGCTGATCGCTATAGAATCAGATTAATTATTGCAACAGATGATGAAGTAGATTCCGATGAAAACTTTGTATATTTCTGTCGTGTTATTAATGGTGTTATTTTTGATATTGTAACCGGTAATAATCAATACAAAGCCATCGAAGATCGTATGGCTCAACGTACAAAAGATATTAACGGCGATTTCCTAATTTCACCCTTTATCTTAAACTTTGAAGATGATTCAAATGCTAACTTTTTGAGAGCAGTAGTCTCTCCTGGATTAGCGTATGTTAATGGTTATCGTGCAGAAAAACAATATCCTACAAGAATTAGAGTTGCAAAGGCTCAAGAAACATCTAATCTAAATAACCAAGTTGTTGCTGCAAACTATGGTAATTACATAATTTGTGATACTATTGTTGGTACTCCTAACGTTAACGTTTTCCAAGTTCGTAACTTAAGAAGCGCAACTGGACATGGCGGATCTACGATTGGTACTTGTCGTTCACGATATATCGAAGAAGACGGTGCTAATTTTAGAATATACATTTTTGATATCGTAATGAACTCTGGCCAAAAGTTTTCTGATGTACGTTCAATCGGTGGTTCAGCTCTAGATTATGCAGACATCTTACTAGATAACGGAAACGCTATTCTAAACGATATTGGTAATAATAACCTACTATTTGAATTACCTTTTACTAGACCTAAAACGCTATCTGATATTTCCTTAGAAGTACAACGTAAATTTAACGCAACATTCGATGCGTCAGGTCAGGCTACTCTTACAGTTACAGCAACCGGTGAGACGTTTGCAAATACTGGAGATTGGATTGTATCAGTAGATTCTGATGGTGAAATTATTACTCCAACAATCACTGGCTCAGGTAGCCAATCTGCAGCTCTTTCAAATGGTCCAACAAACACGAACGTTGAGGTTATTACAAAAGTTAACAAGTCTTCAGGTTCTGTTCGCACAAAGACTCTCTTGGAAACAACAGTTTCAGGTGTAGTTGAGTCTGATGGTAATGGCCTTAAATTCCTTGAGCTAGAAAAACCAGATCTATTTAAACTCGATCGTTTAAGAGATTCTGATTCCGACGGCGCCGATAGATTAAATGACTTTATTATTGATAACGGTCAACGCGATAACTGGTATGGTCCTGCACGTCTCATATTAAAGGGTAACAAAACAGCTCCAACCGGCGATCTATTTGCACGATTTAGATATTTTCAGCATGGTGCGTCTGGCGACTTCTTCGCTGTTAACTCATATACCGGTCAGGTAAATTACGGTGATATTCCATCTCACACATTGAATGACGGAAACAAAGTTGAACTAAGAAACGTTTTAGATTTCCGTCCTCGTAAAACTGATAAAGACTCTGACTTTACCGGCGGTACAGCCCGTATTAACGAATTGCCAACAAATACTGATCTTATCACAGCTGACGCTGAATATTATTTGCCTAGGTTTGATAGATTTGTTATAGACCAAGATGCAAACATATTTAACATCAAAGGCAGATCTGATCTTCAGCCGCAATATCCAGATATTCCTGAAAATACCTTAAACTTATTTGACGTTAATATGGCTCCGTTTACAATCGACGATTCAGACGTTGGTAGTATTCCTATCGATAAGAAAAAATTCTCTATGGATGATATTTCTTCTATCGAGAAAAAGGTTGATAACCTATTTGAACTTACAACACTATCGTTACTAGAGACTGGATTATCTAACTTTGCAGTCTTTGATTCTACAGGCAATGATAGAACAAAGGCTGGATTCTTAGTTGATAACTTCCAAGATCAGCTTGCTACAGATTTTAATAACGTTGAGTATAGAGCATCTATTGATCCTCAGGCACAAATATTAAGACCTTCTTTCAGAGAAGAAAATATTCGGCTTATTTACGATTCTGATTTGTCTACAAATACTGTTATCAAAGGTGATAACGTTTACATGAAATTTAGTGAAGTTGATTACTTAAATCAACCTCAAGTTTCTGGGACAATGAACATTAATCCGTTTAATGTTATCACTAACCAAGGCGTCGTAACTCTTTCACCAGCTTCAGATGATTGGAGAGAGACGCAACGTATTGCTGATAATGTGATTAGTGGCGGTACTGTTACTCGAATAAGCGGTAGCCAAGCTCAGCTGTTTAATAATTCACAATGGAATTGGGGTGGTACTTCAACTGGTGATACTAGACAACAAAGTCTAGGCTCATCGACCAGCAATAGTAGTAGGACCTCAACTGCAACAGGTAATGGCGCAGCAGGTAATTGGAGAGCAACAGCTACTCGTACGACTACAACTGACATTACTACTGTAACTACAAGAACTGCCGTTGCACGAGTTGCATCTTTCTCCACTATTCGAAGCGTCGTAGGTGATAGAGTAGTCGATGTTGCAATGATACCGTTTATGAGATCTCGACGAGTCAGCTTTAGAGCCGAAGGGTTAAAGCCAAATCACAGAATGTTCCCATTTTTTGATGGAGTAGGCGTCGATAATTGGGTTAGATCCGGTAGCTTTACTCGAATTTCTGCAACAGACAATGAAGCAGGCAATAGGTATGATAGAAACACCGGTCATCCTGATGGCGGCGGAACATCTTTGTTTACTGATAATGAAGGTAAAGTAGAAGGCGAATTCTTTATTCCGAATACTGATACAGAACGATTCCGTACTGGTGTGAGAGAATTCAAGCTGCTTGATATTTCAGGTAATAATGAAGAAAACGCAACGTCTATGGCAATTGCAGCGTACGTAGCTCAAGGTGTTTTAGAAACACGACAACGCACTGTCAGATCTACTCGAGTTAGAAATGTTGCAACAAGTACGGTTAGCAACTCTAGTTCTAGCGTAACAGGATCAAGAACAGGTATATCAGTTACTTCTTGGAATGTCGCTACAGGCGAACGTCGAGTTAATGGTGTAGTCGTTACTCCGCCTCGTACAATAAGACAAGCTGATCCTCTTGCTCAGACATTCTTTGTAAGCGATCAAGATGGTGTGTTTATTACCAGTGTAGATATTTACTTTAACTCAAAAGACGATATTATTCCGGCACAACTTCAGTTGCGTCCAACGGTTAATGGCGTTCCTGCTTCTGACGAAATCATGCCAGGTTCAGTGGTATTTAAATCTCCTTCAAATATTAATGTGTCTGATGATGCTACAGCAGTAACAACATTCACATTCGAAGAGCCTGTCTTCCTAATGCCATACGAAGAATATTCAGTAGTTCTTCTTTCTGAATGTGATAGCTATAACGTCTATATCGCAGAAACAGAAGAATTTATTCTTAATTCTACTGAAAAACGTATTACATCTCAGCCTGCAATGGGATCATTGTTTAAGTCACAAAACGGTTCAACATGGGAACCGGATCAAGCAAAAGATCTTATGTTTAAAATCAAGAGAGCTAAATTCTCAACTGATAATGCAGAAATTATTATGAGAAATGGTACCGTTCCGTTGCGCCTGCTTAACGTAGATCCTATCTCTGCAGTAAGCGGAGATGCTACATTAACAATTAATCATGAAGATCATGGATTTGTTGCTGGAGACGACGTTAAGATTTATGGTTTTGATTCAGCTCTTACTTATGCAGGACTTGACGGCACTGATATTTTAGGAACAAGAGAAATCACATCGGTTGATCATGACAACTTTACGGTTGAAGCTAGTGGCAATGCTACATTAACAAAATCAATTGGAGGGTTTGCAGTTCTAAATAGCCAAAACATTCCATTCGAAGAAGTTTGGCCGTATCTTGAAACTAATCTTCCGCAGTCTACGTCTTTAGCTGTATCAGGTAAATTTATGACAGGTAAGTCCATTGCCGGTTCTGAGACTGCATATAGTCAAGATTTAGCTTATTCTCCTTTAGCGCTTCGTAATAGAAATATTTTCAATGCGCCTAGAGTTATCGCTTCAGATTATATTGAAACTGCAAATCTAGCATCCGGAGAAAAATCAGCAACTATCAAAGTTGATTTAGAAACAGCGTCCGAATATGTATCACCGGTTGTTGATATGCAACGTGCTGCTCTTTGGTTGACGCACAATAGAATTGATAATCCAGATTCTGATGGATCCTCTTTAACAAATATTAATACTCCGTTAAACTTCATTGCAGAAACAGACAAAACTGGTGGCACTATAATATCGAAACATATCACAAGACCTGTAACTTTAGCAGAAGCTTCTGTTGGTCTTAAAATTATTCTTGGTGCCAACCGTCCATCAGTTGCAAATTTTGAAATGTATTATAAAGCAATTAGTGATGACGCTAGATTTGACGATGTTGACTGGGTAGAAGTTAAGCGGGAAGTTAATCTTCCTTCTGATGAAAATCCAGCAATTTTCAGAGATTACCAATTTATTGTTGGTGGTCAAGGTGGATTGGCAGTACCATTTAACAGATTTATTATTAAACTTGTAATGACATCTACTAATAATGCAAGAGTTCCAACATTTAAGGACCTAAGAGTAATAGCTTTGGCAGTTTAAAATGAAAGATAAATATCAGAAAGTACAGGGTACAGAATCGTTTTTTCGAGACCCTAATAATGGTGCAATAGTGAATGTAAATGCTGAAGAAATTAAAAGAGCTAGACACCTCAAGGCTGAAAGAAAAAAGAAAGCCTTAGAGTTTGAATTAGTAAAAGACGATGTTGATAATATAAAAAAAGATATGGCCGATATTAAGGGGCTGTTGCAAAGATTGGTAGAAAACAATGGCTAGAATTTATGTCGATCTAAATGACTTAGTTAGCGCATGGAGAGAAAAGTTTAACGACTTAAGTTATAAAGTCGGAGACTTGGATCTTCTTACAACTACTGGAGATTCCGACCTTGTAGAATCTATTAATGAATTAGATTCTGATTTAGGCTTGTTACAAACTCAGGTTGATGCAATTGCAACTTTGGATTCAGCGCAAACCATTTCTTTAATTGGCGGCACGTTTCCAGTTAATACTTCAGATATCGCAAACGGTGCAGTTGTAGCAGCTAAAATTGGTGATGATGAAGTTGGGAGTGAACATCTTAGAAACCTGCAAACATTAATAATCTATGACTCATCAGGAGTGGCTTTAAAGACACTTTATTCAGCTGGAACTTAATTATGGCAGTTGTAAAGCCTTTAAAGAGAGTCGGCAGCGATTTAAGAGTTATGTCCGCTGCCGAAGTTACAAACATTATTGATGAAATAATTCGCATATATGGCAATGATCCTGGTGTTTCGCTTGAAGTAACAGACGATTCTCCTGATGGATCACTTTTTGAATTTAAACTAGGCACTCTTATTGATAGAAGATTGCGTGCTAGTACAGCGATTTCGCGGTCAAGTGGTGCATATTCAAACCCATCTGGACTTACTTCAGTTCCAACGTATAATGCTGTAAATTATATTAGAGTGTTAACCGAGTTGAACTGGCGCTCATCTTTTCCCTATAAAGATCGCTCTGGTAGTACGTATGCAAATCACTCGTATCCGCTATTTTACGATGAAGATAATAATTACATTAAAGCTATGTCATGGATTGACATAAGAGATACGTTTATACAACCAGCTATTGAAAGATTGGTTTCTTCTACAACAGTACCTGCTGATAATGCAGGTACTTACTTTGTGTCTACGTCTTTATCAGAATCAGACGCTACACTTATGTCGTCAACTCCTATTGCTATAGATACTACTGAAGACATAAATGCATTTAGTGTAGGAGATTTACCTGAAGCTCTCGATCAAGTAAATGTAGTTTCTCAAACTGAATTCTATTTGCACAGAGTTAATGCGGTATCTCATGTAGATTTTAATTTGCCTGTTGTATCATGGTCTATCGACGATCACATAAAAACAATAGATAGAGATGTTTTTAGAGATATGTTAAAAGATCTTATAAAATATTGGTCAGTAGATCCCGCTAATGTATGGGATAAAGCAATACGCTATCAATTTGGAACGTCATCTTATCTTAGCGGTTTTGATTTTAATACAAGAGGTACTGGTATAACTGATACATATGTTTTGAACTATATTGAAAGACAAGATCAAAACGCGCCAGATCCAAATGCTAGTATATACTATGCACAAAATGTTCCTACCGGAACACCATCTATAGAGTCTACCAATTTTTTAGGAATAGGTAATACTTAATGAAAGGTTTATTATGGCAAGATTTTCTAACAAGATCCAAGATGTTAAATTTGTAGATCAAAAAGAAAAAACTATTGAGATTCTATATGGAATAGATGATCAAACGCATTCTTATATTCTAGAATTAAATTATAATAACCAAGATTTCTTAGATCTCTTGGATGAGTTTACTATTGAAAATATTCAAGATAGAACAAAAAATTATTATAGCTCTCTAGAAAATCGTAAAAATAGAACCCTTCATGATGCAGCAAAGTCCATGTTCGATGAATGGGTAATAAATGCTCAAATTGAATTAGACAAGCAAGACGAAGAACGTTATAAGCTTTTCGAAAAATACAAAGAAAAAGAACTTAAAATTTTACAAGCTGAACTCGATGAACAAGTGTCATATAGAGTTTCTGAAGGATTTAAAGGCGTTGACAAATACAAAGAAGAACAACTAAGTATTCTTCAAGCAGAAGTTGATGAACAAATAGAAAAGCGTTATAAAGAAGCTGATGCCTATAAGCAAGAACAACTAGATGTACTGCAATCTGAAGCTGATGCCTATAAGCAAGAACAACTAGATGTACTGCAATCTGAAGTTGATTTACAGATTGAAGAACGTTATAAAGAAGTAGAGTTGTACAAAAAAGAACAATTAGAAGTTCTACAACAAGAGCTTGATGAACAAGTGGAACGTAGAGTTTCTGAAGGGTTTAAAGATGTTGATGAATATCGTGACTCTCAGCTAAAAATTCTACAATCAGA